GAGATCCACCTTGCCTGCATCCTGGGTCACACTGTGGCAGACTCCTACAGCGGCGCCGATGCCTATGAGGCAGACGGAACCCCAGTAGAATACAAAAGCACCATTGGCGCCCAGATCAGCGCAACCTACAACGGGATCAGCGTTCAACCGACTTGGGAGGATCAGGAGGCATACCTGATCGACCATAAAATCGGATGCTACCCCCGCCACTATTATGCCCGCTATGAGGGCGCCACGGTGGCAGAGGTCTGGGTCCTGGACGCTGACGCTGTGCTCTCCCTGCTGCTGCCCAAGGCACAAAAGCAGTATGCCACCAAGCGCAACGGCAAAGCGAAGGATCCCCGCATCGGTGTGACCCTATCGGCAGGAGACATCCGCAAGCACGGGCGGCGGTTGATCTGACCCCTGCCGTGCTACAATTAAACCGAACCAAACGACCCAGACCAATGATCGGACTTCCCATCAACACCGAATTCAGCAACGCCATCGACACCCTGACCATCAATCCCATCACGGGTCGGGCAGCGGTTCGCTTCCAATCCTATCCCACCCGCACCCCATACATCTATAAAGTTTCCCGCTCCGCTGCCCTAGCACTTTCCCTCAACTCTGACCAATCCCTAGGACAGTGGGTGAATCGGCACTGCCTCCCAATCGCTGCCCGCTGACCTGCTACAATTATCTCAGTTCAAACGACCCCGACCGATGACCGACCTCCAAACCCGTTGCCTGGAACTTGCCGACGAACTGGCAGACTTTGGAATCGACCGCGTGGATGAGCGGGACCTTGCCCTAGCATTTGAGGGTCTGACCGAAGCGAACCTCTACGACACTGCCGTGGAAATTGCCAACCTGGGCGACTGGTTCGCCTGACCCCATCCGTGCTACAATTCATTCGTACCCAACCACCCGAACCGATGGCAACCTACAACCAAGCAACCGACCTCCAAACCCGCCAGACCGTATGGGTCGGCACCGTGGCAGGCAGGGACCAGGCGAACTCCCACACCCGCGCCGCCTTTACGTCTGATGGCATCAGTGCCGCTGAGTTGGCAGGGTTGGCGGCACACGCCTACCGCACCGACGTTCGTGCCAGGCAGTGGGGGTGACCCCGGCGCGGGGCGTTCGTGATCGGCAGCGCCCCCGTTGAAAAAAGCAATACTACCCTAACCTACAAAGTGTTACCCAAGCGCAATAAGTATCAGACGCTATATGAAAAAATTTTTGCCATAAAAAACCAGTCCTTAAGTTTGATAATTCATATATAAGGTGAAAAAAGAAAAAATATTTCTTGCTAATGAAAAAAAATTTCGGAGAAAATATTCAGCCCGTACAGGTCGATCCAGTTAGTGGAGAGTACTATGTCAATATTCCTGAATGGATGATTAATGAACTTTCTTGGTATGAAGATACTGAAGTAAAATTCAATTTGGATGGAAATGAAATCGTGATTACCGAACATTAAGTAGGTTGACAACTGCTACATAATACTGTATGATAGTGAAGTAATTACACTCAATTATGGCTAAAGGATTTACCGTTAAAGCAAAAGCACCCATCGCAAAAACTGCAGATCAAGAATGGGACTATGACTTGGCAAGACAAATGGTTCAAGGCAAATCGGTCGTATTTTGCCTACCAGGAAGAGGAGTTTCTTATACCTATCTGAAGAACTTCGTACAACTCTGTTTTGATTTGGTTCAGGCCGGAGCAAGTATTCAGATTTCACAAGACTACTCTTCAATGGTGAACTTTGCACGTTGCAAATGTCTTGGAGCAAATGTACTACGCGGTCCCGATCAAATTCCCTGGGACGGCAAACTCAAATACGATTGGCAACTCTGGATTGATTCTGACATTGTATTCAATACTCAGCAATTCTTCCAACTGGTCCTAATGGATCAGGATATTGCATCTGGATGGTACTGTACCGAAGATGGCAACACTACATCAGTTGCACACTGGATGGAAGAAGATGACTTCCGTAATAATGGTGGTGTAATGAACCACGAAACTCTTGAAACGATGAGTAAGCGTCGTAAGCCATTCACAGTTGATTATGCCGGATTTGGTTGGTTACTGATCAAGAACGGAGTATTCGAACATCCCGAAATGAAGTATCCTTGGTTTGCTCCAAAGATGCAAGTCTTCGAATCTGGTGAGGTTCAAGATATGTGTGGAGAAGACGTAAGCTTCTGTTTGGATGCAAAGGAGGCAGGATTCGAAATCTGGTGCGATCCTCGTATTAGAGTCGGTCACGAGAAAACACGAATTATCTAAGGTTGAATGTCTAACAATTCTACGAAGTACAATATCCTATGTAAGGGGCGTAAAATTTACTCAGATCTTACAGAAGAAGAATATTTCAATACAATGGAGGATCTGGCAATAGAATTCTATCAGTCAGGTTCTCCACATCCTGAAGAACTTGAAACTGAAATTATGGAGATTACTTATGGCAGTTAAAAAATCATTGAGTGGCGCTAAGCTCATTGAGTCTAGTCCTAAAAACACTCGTCAAGGGTGTGGTTCTAATACTAAGTATGCCGCTACGTCTCGTAACAGAGCTCGTAAAAAGTATAGAGGTCAAGGAAAATAATTATTCACCTCCCGAAAGGGGGGTTTTTTATTTTCTAAATAAATTTTTACTGTGGTTATTATAGATTGGAACGGTTTTCGATGGGCAATCACCTCCTGTTAGAGGTGTATGATGTAGAATTCGATCTGCTAAATGATGGAATTGCCATTCAGGAGGCAATGGAGCGCGGTATTGAACGTGCCGGAATGACAATTCTTAACATTTATCAACATTGTTTTGTACCACAAGGTGTTACAATCGTTATCGCACTATCAGAAAGTCACGTTTCTTGTCATACTTGGCCAGAAAAGGGAACCATTGCCATCGATGCATATACTTGTGGTACAGGAAATCCAAAATTGATCGTTCTAGAACTATTAAAATATCTTGATTCGGACAATTATAAACTTCGGGAACTGGATCGTTAAATAGAGATAAGGAGATAGCAACCTCCTTTATAAAAGTTCTGTTTTATTCACTAAAACAGGAGCTAAAATGTCCAACTTACCAGTCGATAGAGACTCAGATTATATGAGAGAAATGTGGGGAACCGCAAAACTGATTACTGATTATGATGCAACTCCTCCACAACGTGTAATTCAGGAGATTATGCACGATACTGCACCAAAACATAAGTTCAAGAAGCAGGTTGAATTGCACGAAAAAATCCGTAATGACGAAGATTATGATGATTGGTCATATGGAACCGAACCATCCTATGGATCACCCTGGAAATAACTATAAATAAAGGGAGAACTTTTTTGTCCGATGGCAGTTCAAAGGATATCTAGATCATTTAAAGATATTAGTTTATCCTTTGAACCTCATCCGGTGACAAAGGATTTACCAGTATTGCTTAATGAGAATGCGATTCGTAGATCCGTCAGAAATCTGGTAGAAACAGCACTTACCGAGAGATTTTTTAATTCATCTCTTGGATCACAAGTCTATTCTAGTCTATTTGATTTCGTTGATTATGGTACTGCGACAAATATTCAGGCACAAGTTGAGGCAGTAATTACCAATTACGAGCCCAGAGTTGATAATCTTCAAGTCTTAGTTGATCCACAACCAGATGATAATGCATTTTCAATTACTTTGATATTTGATATTGTCGGACAACAATTTCCAACACAAGAATTTTCATTCATATTAGAGGCAACCAGATAAAATGCCTTTTACTAAGTTTACAAATCTAGATTTTGATCAGATAAAAGCATCCATCAAAGATTATCTCCGTGCGAATTCTAATTTCACGGACTTTGACTTTGAAGGATCGAACTTTTCGATTCTGATTGATACGCTTGCCTATAACACATATATCACAGCATTTAACTCAAATATGATTGTGAACGAATCCTTTTTGGATTCTGCAACACTCAGAGAGAATGTAGTTTCTCTTGCAAGAAATATTGGTTACGTTCCACGCTCCAGAACCGCCTCTAAGGCACTTGTTTCTTTTGACGCGCAAATAGATGCAGCAGTCAATAGTGCCACCCTCACGCTCCAGGCAGGTCTTGTATGCGTAGGAAATGTTGATAATACGTCTTACATCTTTTCAATACCAGAAAACTATACTGCAAATATTACCAACTCAGTCGCATCATTTACAGAACTAGAAATTTATCAAGGAACATTTCTTAAAAAACAGTTTGTAGTTGATGGATCATTGGACCAGAGATTTATTATTGATAATCCATATGTGGATACATCAACCATTAAAGTTTATGTGAAAGGTCCCACAGATAGTGGAAATGGCATTGAATATACTCTTGCCAATAATATTTTTGAAGTTACTGGAATCTCCAATATCTATCTTATTCAAGAAGTTCAGGATGAAAAGTATGAACTTCTGTTTGGTGATGGAGTTATTGGTAGAAAGTTAGAGAATAATTCTGTCATTACTGTATCATATATTGTTACTGACGGCACAGAGGGAAATGGTGCCTCAAGATTTTCTTTCTCGGGAACATTTAGAGGTTCTTCAGATCAACCAATTACTTCTAACAATGCAATTTCAATCACAACGGTTCAATCCTCTCAAAACGGTGGAAACATTGAATCAATTGATTCTATCAAATATTTTGCACCACGAATTTATTCAAGCCAATATAGAGCGGTAACTGCAAGAGATTATGAGGCAATCATTAAATCAATCTATCCAGATACAGAATCAGTTTCAGTAATTGGTGGCGAAGATTTAGATCCACCAGAATATGGAACAGTATCAATTAGTATTAAACCAAAGAATGGTACATTTGTTTCCGACTTTAATAAGTCCCAAATCTTATTCAAGTTAAAACAATATTCACTTGCTGGTATTAATCAAAAGATTATGGATCTCAAAATTCTTTATGTTGAGATCGATTCTTCAATTTACTATAATTATTCTCAGGTTTCATCTGTAAATGATTTGAGAACAAAAGTTATTCAATCTTTGACTACTTATTCAAATTCTATCGATTTAAATAAATTTGGTGGCAGATTCAAATATAGTAAAATTCAACAAATCATCGATAATACTGACACATCAATTACATCAAATATTACTAAGATTAAAATTAGAAGAGATTTAAAGGCTCTTGTAAATCAAGCAGTCCAATATGAACTATGTTTTGGTAACAGACTACACATTAATCCTTTAGGTGCAAATATTAAATCAACTGGATTTACAATCTCTGAACAGTCTGGAACAATCTATATTACTGATACTCCGAATAAGAATGTTGATGGAACTCTTGACGGAAGCAATAAAGGAGTTTTGGCATTATTTAAGTATGATCAAAGTGGGAATGTTCAAACAATTTCCAAATCAGCTGGGTCCGTAGATTATTCAAAAGGTGAAATTATTCTTGGACTTCCTGAAGATATTATTATAACATCAACAGAAAAGGGTGATAATATAATTGAAGTACAGGCATATCCAGAATCCAATGATATTATTGGATTAAAAGATTTATACATCTATTTTGATGTTACAAAAAGTTCAATAAATATGGTTAAAGATGTTATTGCATCTGGAGATAATATATCTGGTGTGACATTCTCACAAGATTATTATACATCAAGTTATTCCAATGGAGATTTAACGAGGTCATAAGATGATAGAAACTGGTTTT